AGCTCACAGCCTATTTGTCTCAAGATCGCCTGTACAAAAGGATCGAATTCACTGTTCGGCCTGCCAGGGTTGCTTTCAACCACTTCCTCACCCGGCAACAGATTCACTGCCTTGCCTGGCCCGCTTAACGTGCTGCTGGGAAAGCTCCCATTCCATTTACTGGCCGAATCCATGTAATTCTTTTTGCCGTTGTCGTCGAACAAATCCGAAAAGGCATTTGGGTCCATTTTTAGAAACACCGCAAACGCACCGGACACCACTGCCGCCTGTAGTTCTGCCTCGGTGTATCTGGCCAACTGTTTCAATGGCTCTATGACTGGAGCCAAAATCGGCACACCACGCACCTGTCCAGGACGACGACGTTCAAACAAATGAATGACATTGCGTCTATCGGTCTGCGTGCCGAACGCTTCAAGTCGGGTCCAGGTTTTTTTGATGCCCGGCTTCCAGGTACTGGGATGCTGGTTGCACACATGATAGGCCACCGGTGCGCCCATGCTGTCAATCTCGACACCGGCAATCAGGTTGTTGGTGTCACGCTGGTCATTGGGATTGCACACTCGATCTGCTTCGATCAACTGCACCACTGGCACGGATTTGCCACCACGCTCCACCTGTGACAACAGCGCCAACACGTCACCGGATTCCAACATGGACCTGAAAGCCAAGGCCTGGATGCCATAAAAATTGATGCCCCGCGCGGCATCGCAATCGGTCGACTCGGCCCAAGCAATAAACCGTGAATTGACATCGTCCTGCCAGATGCCAGACTGGCCACTGGCCAAGCCCAACTTGCTGCCGTCAACCGATGCTCGCAAGGTTAATCCGGTACCGACTACATACGTTACCATTGTGTTAACTGCACCACCGGCAATCGGTGTATTACGCACCAGGTCGCGCGTTCTGGCTCGCAACATGGGCAAATCAGCAATGGTGTCGTCGTTGACGTCGCCGCTCACCGGGTTGTAACTGCCAATTGCTGCTCGGGTGCGTGATGCGCCATTGTAACCGCCTTTTTCATAAGCGCCGATCATCGCGCGGGCTTTGTAGCGTTTGACGGCGGTTTGCGGGCTAAAATATTCGGTAATTCGGTCTGAGAGTGTTTTGCTCATGCAGTTCCCCGTTTTTTTGTTAGCGTCTTATTGGTTTTATGCCACGCGTTCTCAGGAATAACCATATTTTTTGCATTTACCTCGCTAATTGTTCGCAATAATACAAACTGGTCATTCAATTTTTCTGTGTTTCCTAGAAGCATTGCCATCGCTGTTATCAGCACGTCCATTTGTTCCGCAACCCCCATATCAAACATACCTAATCCTCTCTTATATCCTTCCTCATGCCCTTCATTTCTTCCTTTACTGTACCCTTCCTCGTACCCTTCAAATAATCCGTCTTTTTTGCCGGATTCGTAACCGCCTTCAAATCCTACCTCCATTAAACTGACCCTTGGTTTTTTTTTCAGCACCGCTTTTTCTATACTCATCTTATACCCCCCCGTATTGCGTCAAATATTTAGCTAATTTCTCCAGTGTCCATCATTAGCCACGCAGCTTTATGATAATTTTCTGATAGACTGGATTGCAAAATTGCAGAATGCAATTGATTAACAAGTTCTTTATTTGGATGTTCATTCATCATGGCGTTAATCAGTTCAAACGGCCTTAATTCTTTTGCTCTCAACTCTTGAATCGCCTGCTTTGCTGATTTTTTGGCTTGTTGTTGTCCAGAATGGAACCCATGACCCCATTGTTGTTTACTCATTTTATATCTCCTAGGAAGTTACCAGTTAGGTGAAACGTTGCACGACCGCCCACGCCCATTAGTCGCAGCGTCCAGTTCCTGACATTTTTTTGACCAATAGTCGATATTGTTGCGCACCTGCTCGGCATCCGCGCGCGTCAGTTTGCGCTTGTCAAACCATACTTCCTGCCCGGTTTGCAATTGTGCATCCGCTGCCAGCCATCCGGCCAACTTTGCTTCAGCATCCGCCAGTGTTAAACCTGCCATTTTTAGCCCCTGTGTTTTTTGTTAATGAGCCGGTAAATAGTGCTGCGTGGTATCTCGTGCCGTTGCTCAATCTGCACAATACTGTAACCCGCGCGCAATTCGTTGTTGATCATTTGTTTTTTGCTGGCAATCAGCGTGCAGCGCTTAGCAATATACACTTGCTCGCCGCCCCATTGTTTTCTGATAATGGCCTCCACATTGCTGGCCAGTTCCGGCGTTACCGCAACCACATGCTCTCTGATCGTCTCGATAATATCGCTGATAATGTCACTCATTTCCTGCCCCATCCTGATAAATCAATTCCGGTTGTTACGCTTTCAACTATGATTTCCTTTTGTGCTTTCCGGCTTTGCGCATCTAGTGCAGAGCCGTATTTAACCAGCAATTCGTCCCATGCCGAGGCGCTATACCGATGCAACCGCAATTCCTGGTGATGCGCGGCGGCATAGGAATAAACCCAGGTATCGAGCGGCTCGTTGCGAGCACCGCGTTTCTTGATGAAGCGGTTAGCCCTTGGGTCATAGGTTTCCGATGTGATCCCGGTAAAATACTCGTGCGGCAAATCCTCGCTGAAATGCACCAAACGATTAGCCTGACCCTTGTCGCCATCGGTGGCCAGCCGGCCAAACAATACATTTTTAATAGCAACGGTGCCGACGTGCTGGATATACACCCCGCGCTTGTCGATACGACCGCCCCAGTTGACATCCTGAGCTTTTGGCTTTGACAGCACCGGCGCGTTATTTGGCACAGCGCCAAATATCACCATTGGCCTGCGAATCGTTTTGCGGCGCACGAAATCTTTAACCGCCTCGGTTCTATGTCCTCCGGCATCGATTGCCGTAGCCATGATCGGCAACAAATGTCCATTAACATGCTCGATAGGCTTGTTTAACAACTCGGTTAACGCCACCCATACCGCCGCATCGGCAGGATCGCCCATCAACTCGACATAATCCAGTGTCCATGCCGCCATATTTTTTCCCCAGCCGGTAATATGCACGGCCAGACGATTATCTTGTGTATCAACGCCTGCCGTCACCACCGCCACGCCCACCGGAGCAACGCGCAGTCGGTAAGATTCTGCACGTTCGGCAGTCACATTCATCTTAACCGCCCGCATGGACGGGTCTTCCCAGGCTTCAGCAAGGCGGCTATTTGAAAATGTTTTCAGCCGCGACGGGTCGTTGTACGCCTGCAACCACATATCCACCAGCGTAGCCCAACGCGGACCAAGACCGATCTGATAATACAGAGCGTTGATGTGATAGCCGCGTAAAGCAGGCCCCGGATTGGTGGCAATCCAGCGGCCTTTTTTGATCATGTCGGTCTTGTAATGTTCTTCAATTTCACACGCACACTCAGGACAAACATAACGCACATCATGCCCGCCCTGTGTCCAGTGCAACCCGGACCATTCAAAGATAATCATCTCGTTGCAATGCGGACACGGCATAAAATATTTGCGCTGATCCGATTTCTCGTAAAGCTCGTGCGTCCGGCAAATGCCCTTGATGCCAGGGCTTGAAATGTACAGGCGCTTATAGGTCGCCGGGAATGCCGAGGTGCGATCCTCCAGCATCATCAGTGGATCATCACCCGTGTTCAAATTGCCAGCAAACTCGGTCAGCTCATCAACGATCAGGTATTTAACTGTGGTCGATTTCAAACGTGCTGGACTGCCTGCGTGCTCAATGTAGAGCTGGCCACCGACGAAGTCTTTAAACTCTTTGGTGTTACTTGAATTACGGGTATTCGTGCTGGTTAACGTGCGCATTACGGCAGGTGTTTCTTCCAGCATCGGGTTGAGTTTTTGATTGATCCATTTGCTTTGTGACACTTCACCGGGCAAACAAACCATGATCGGGCCGGGACTGTGATCCATCATGTAGCCAAGAGCGTTGATGGCACATTCAGTTTTGCCTGCCTGGATCGGAAACATTAACACCACGTCATGCACCGTGGACCTCGCCGACATACAATCCATTGGCTCTCGCAAAATCGGGTTTCTGTCGGTGCGCCACGGACCCGGCTCGGCGCTGCCTTTTTTCGACAAACGGCGCTCGGCGTCGGCCCATTCGGACACGGTTAACGCCTTGCGCGGAGCAAAGGCTTTTGATAATGCGCCATAAATCTCTTTCCTGGAGGATGGGAACTTTATGTCATACCTCACCTTGACACATCCTTTAACTTTCTTGATAAATCGCCCCGGATTATTTCCCAGTGATCCAGCATCATTGATAATATTTTTGTCTCGTCGCCTTCACTGGCCAATAACGGAGAGAGCGCATAAATCATAGATTCGATACGCTCACAACAGATAACACCCGCATCAGCAGCTAACAATTCTATCTCGCTTGCAACACGCAATAACCCAATCTCCTTATCACATGCTATTTGTGCAAGCTTTGCGTTGGATTCCTCTCTACTCGCGCGCGCCCGCTGATAGGCGCTGCCCGCTTTGCCTGTCAGTTCATCCATTGCCTGCTGCTTGTCCTGACTTGTGCTGAGCGGAGCCGAAGCATCAGTGCTGCTGGCTTTCTGCTCGCGCTCCCGCTCATGACGTTCCACTACACCGGCTTTGCTGGGGTCGCTGGTTTCTCCCATCAACTTGATGGTTTCCTCAACATTAACCATCCGGCCTTGCATCACGATCCGGCCAGCGTCTTTTTGCTGGGTAATGTAGCCGGGTGTTTTGCCGATATGCCGGGCGAAATCGGATTGACTCATCACGCTCATGACTTCTCCTTACCAACAAAATTATTTTCGTATTGATTACACGCTTCAGTACCAGCCCATTTAACCTGTGCAGTCTTGACGTTCAACAAACAGTTACCAATGCCGTAACCGTCACCAATCTTGTCCCTGATAAAGTTGCCACAATTCATGCACACAGCGCCGTTTTCTTGTTTTACAGCTATCTCTACTACCGGGTCATCTTGAAACGGCCCAATTTCTAAAGAAATACCCCTTAACCCGTCAATAAAGCCGTTATCAAAGAGATTCTTTGCCAGTGAGTAAAATTCAGGCGCAGAGGCCCTTAAATTAGCCCTAAATTCAGCAGTATTTTCTTTTGTACAAATCATCTTCTTTTTTTTAAATAAATAATTAGTAGTAGTCGTGGGTGTCGGGGATGCGTAAATGCACCCACGACAGGTGTACGCCACGAAATACGCGGCCTGTCGGGGATGTCGGGGATGTCGGGGATACATCCACGTGCGCGCGAGTTTATATATATTAAGTAGGGATGCGTTTTCATGTACGCGCGCACACCCGTGAGAGTTCATCCCCGACATCCCCGACAGAAACGCGCTAAGCCACGAATGACGTGGCATGTAGCTGTCGGGGGTGGCTGTTTTTTTATCCCCGACATCCCCGACATCCCCGACAGCATTAAATAGAGGGCGGCTATTAGAAATCATTAGCGCCACCTTTATAGGCATTAATGCAATTTCTGAAGTCGATAATGCGATAACCGAGCCACTCTTTTTCTTTTCCTTCCTTGCCGACCGGAATCTCTTCGCAGTCTGGTGGATAGATAATCGCCCTGGTAGACGCACTCTGTTGCTTATTGATTATGTACCGTTTGTTTTCTTTTCTAATGCCGGGCCGCTTCGATATATGATCTATTGCGCGATTCATCGGGGATGGCTTGACGCCTTGTCTTGCGCACCAGTGCTTATAGATGTCATAAATATCTTCGGACAAAACAGGAATATTATTTGCCCTTATTTCTATCTCATCCGAGCCATCGCCTTTCATCAGGTTAAACTCTCCTTTCATCCAGTCATCATAAAAGCGCAATATCGAATCCTTGCCCAAATTGAGCAGCTCTTGTTTGGCAACGGTCATCGGCGGTTTGGAATGTTCGTTGAAATCGCCGACATCGATATTCAATAGCCAGTCATGCAGGGCAGCAATGCCACCGTTTTTTATTTCCTCCGAGACTTCTTTGTAAAAATCGGCCTCTTTTTTGGCAGGCGTCCAGATCACACAATGTCGACGGTCATCCTCTTCGATAACCACCGGCATGCGTTCGTTGGATAAAAACACCAGGTTGACATGGTTCTTTTCTTCATAGGCGGCCATGTTTTTCGGGTTGACCCGTATCCATTCGCCAGTAATAAAAGCTTTCAGCTTGTTTTTGACGTGATAGAGGTCTGATCTGGCCACCACCTCGTCCGCGATTAGAAACAGTTTGCGACTGGCCCAATCGTTAAATTTATCTTCGATGGCAGATTGATCGATAATCCGGCCATAGCAACCGTACATATCCATAATCGCTTCAAAAAACATGTTTTTGCCGGTGCCTTGCGGGCCGTGCAAAACCAGCGTGGTGCGCATTTTGGCGCCGGGATTTTGCAAGGGATAGGCAAGCCACTTAATAACCCACATAGCCAGGTCCATCGAGTTATGCTCATCGCTGCACATGTGATACAGCAAACCCAGCAGCGCGTCACATTTACCTGCCTTGGGTTGCGTTGGCCAGCCAGCCCATAGATTACAGGTGATGTTTTTATCTTCTCCAGCAGG